GCACGTTACGGCGTACATTTCCGGGTAAGGCGTGAAGAATGCCAGAATGTGCGAACCCTGGACGCCCAGAGAGCCATGAAAAAAGAGATTTACGGGGCAGGACTCCTGCTGTCAGACCAGGCGGCAGCCAGGAAGCAGAACGCAGAAAAGCAGGCGGCAGAAAAGCAGGCGGCAGGAAATGCAGGAAGCGTCATCCGTTATGGGCTCTCGGAGCGTGAGAGGGAACTGGTGGAAGGTCTGAATAAAAGGAGTTGGGAGTGATGACTGAACACTACACCGTCACAAAAGACGCAGACAGGCTTGCACCACAATGGCTGGCGAGCCGGATCAATTACACAACGATCAAATTCTTATACCGGGACATTGACGGACACGCAGAGCTGAAGGGGGTGAGGATTGGCGATGAAGTGGCACGGATCGGCGACACAGTACAGTTCAACGGCAAGAAGCCCAGACCAAGGAATGGAATGGCAGGCAGCTCAATGCCTACGAGCAGACCCAGCAGCAGAGGAAGATGGAGACCGCCATGCGTGCCCAGCGTCAGAAGATACGGCTGTTGCAGGAAGCAGGAGCTGACAAGGACGACATCATGCTGGAAAAAGCCAGGTATCAGGGACAGCTGAACGAGTACAAGCAATTCAGTAAGAAGATGGGACTTCTGGAACAGCGTGAACGAATTTATCAGGATGGACTGGGCAAGGTAGCGACCAACACGAAACAGCAGAACGCACGCTATAGGCCGGAAATGATGCGGAATGCTAAGATTGATTCGAACCAGTACGAACGGTACAGGGAAGTGCTGAAAGAAGATGCTGGAAGCCTTGCGGATTTCAGGCAGATGAAGTATAATGACCCTGAGAAGTGGGAAGAACTTAAAGCATTAAAACATTATCTGGAAAGCAATCCTGGAAATAGCAGCCGAGATTATTATGTTCAGGCAGCATTGAAAGAAGCAGGAATCAAAGGAATTGCAAAGGTACATCCGGTAAAACTGGATGTTTCAGACTATTCTTACGATTCGGAACATATAAATGCAGAACGGGCACATATGGTCGGTCGTGGAGAGGCAGAACGATTTATTGCGGAATCGGATTTGTCTCTTACCAGATGGAACGGCAGATTTGTAAATTATTACAGCAAAGATGGAGCAACGTATGTAGATGTAGAAAATAAAAATATTCGGACGGCATTTACAAAGAAAGAATTTGATGAAAATACTTTAAAAATCCGAGAGGTGATAGAGAAATATGCAGGAAAGAACAGTCATGTGTCCGATATTAAAAAAGCAGATTGATGATGCTGTATGCTATGACATCCTTATGAATGTTGAGGGACTGGCACCTGATTGGACAGTGCCAAAGGAAGTTTTTTCAGTATCGGAATACAAAAAGATCTGTATGAATTGTGAAAATCATAAAGAATAGATGCCACCAGTCGAGAGACCGGTGGTATTTTTGTACCCATTTTTAAGGAGGTGAGAAACATAAAAAGCAAAACTTACGAGGAATTTGTCGAAAAATTCAAACCGAAGAAAACGACAGACGACTGCTATACGCCGCCGGAAATATACGAAGTCATAAAGGACTGGGTTTGCAAACGTTACAATATCGATCCTGGGAACGTGATCCGCCCATTCTGGCCGGGCGGCGATTACGAAAAAGACGAGTACCTGCCGGGATGTGTGGTGGTGGACAACCCACCTTTTTCCATCCTGAAAAATATATATGAATTTTATCTGGAACGGGGCATCCCGTTCTTTTTGTTTGCCCCGGCACTCACGGTGTTGTCTAGTAAGACTACCTGGGACAGGATGAACCACATTGTGTGTGACTGTTCGATCGTGTACGAAAACGGGGCAACGGTGAAGACATCGTTCGTCACCAGCTTCGAACCGGAAACGGCAGCGGAGACATCACCGGAGCTGACCAGGCTGGTGAATGATACAACGGAAAAGCTGAGGCAGGAAAAGTCCCGGACATTGCCAAAGTATGAGTATCCGGATCATATCGTCACCGCTGCCATGATGCAGAAAATGGCACGTTACGGCGTACATTTCCGGGTAAGGCGTGAAGAATGCCAGCATGTGCGAACCCTGGACGCCCAGAGAGCCATGAAAAAAGAGATTTACGGGGCAGGACTCCTGCTGTCAGACCAGGCGGCAGCCAGGAAGCAGAACGCAGAAAAGCAGGCGGCAGAAAAGCAGGCGGCAGGAAATGCAGGAAGCGTCATCCGTTATGGGCTCTCGGAGCGTGAGAGGGAACTGGTGGAGGAATTAAATAAATCAACATTAGGTTAAGAAAGCGAGGATGAAAACATGATTATCACAGGGATGGCACATTTTGAAAGCGTTTGTAAAAAGAAACTGGTTGATTGGTACAACAAGAATGGTTTTGCCGATACACCGGTAACGCCGCCAATTGACTTATCTAACGTATTCGTAGTATGGAGCTGCAAGACTTTACAGAATTACAAGTGTCTTGTATCTACTACGGTGAGCGGTGATGGTATCTATGCAGAGTATACATACAACGGTGATAAGCAGGAACTTTACGAAGATGTGTACAAGAAAATGACAAATACATGCTATACGGAGGAATAAGTGATGAAAAGAAAAATAGCAGCATTGCTGGTACTGACAGCAGTGAGTTGTTTTGCAATGACTGGATGCACAGAAGCGGATCAGGTAAGTACAAATATCTCCAAGGAAGCTGATAACTTCAATGTAACGCGAAAACTTACCGTTCTGAATGCACGAACAGATACTATTTTGCTTGAACTGACCGGAACGTTTGCACTGAAAAATAATTCAGACAACGAACTGGAAGTAATTATTGAAACAGCAGAAGGGAAATATCAGAAAGATTATGTATTTCTCAATGATTACACCATGTATGTTGTTGAAGATATCTCAGGGGCTGAGGTAGATAAGTATCATTACGAGATTAACTTTCTTCCAGAGTTCGGACTTAAGGTTACACACGATGACTGAGCGCTACACCGTCACAAAAGACGCAGACAGGCTTGCACCGAACTGGCTGGCGGGCCGGATCAATTACACAACGATCAAATTCTTATACCGGGACAAAGACGGACACGCAGAGCTGAAGGGGGTGAGGATTGGCGATGAAGTGGCACAAATTGGCGACACGGTACAGTTCAACGGCAGACGGTTATCCGTAGAAAGGCGGTGATCCAGGCATCTCCCTTTAAGGCACGGGGTCAGGTGTCTTATTTTTATGCCCTGCCATAAGGCGTAAAACTGGGCAGTTACCCGGCCGGAGGTCTGACCGGCTATATCCCACACCGCTGAAAGAGCGGTCAATAAAACATTTCAGGAGGAACGAAGCAATGAAAAATATCTATGAGATTCTGAAAGATTACGGTCTGGAGATCCCGGAAGAGAAAAGGGCAGATTTTGACAAGTCCTGGAAGGAGAACTACCGCACCAAAAACGAGTACGACAAAGCAGTGAACCAGCGGGACGAGTACAAGACTTCACTGGATACGGTAAACGGGAAGCTCAAGGAGTTTGAGGGCGTGGATGTCGCAGACCTCAAAGGGCAGATCACAAAACTCCAGGACGACTTGAAAACGCAGAAAGAGACGTATGACGCAAAGGAAGCAGAACGTCTGTTTACGGATTCCGTCAGATCTGCGATCAAGGAAGCAGGAGGCAGAAATGCAAAGGCGGTCATGGCACTGCTTGACATGGATGCCTTGAGGGAATCCAAAGACCAGAGTGCGGACATCAAGAAAGCACTGGATGCCGCAAAAGAGTCTGACGCTTATCTGTTTGGATCAGATGAACCATTCAAGAATCCGGTCGGACCGTCCGGCGGAAACGGCGGCACGGACTCGACACTGGCTGCCATGAGGGCAGCGGCAGGATTACCACCTGCGGAAAGCAAATAGAAAAGGAGAGATGAAACATGGCAAACACAATTGCATTAGCAAAAAATTATCTGGATATCATTGACGAGGTGTACAAAAGTGCATCTGTGACCGCAGATCTGACCAGCGACGCGAGCATGATGCGTGCCGGAGCGAACGTAAGTGAGATCTTATACCCGCAGATCGAGGTTGGAGGACTGGGAAATTATGACCGCAATTCCGGTTATACTTCTGCGGCTGTATCACTGAAATGGGCGACCGCACGCTTCAACTATGACCGTGGTGCAAAGCTGGAAGTGGATACGATGGACAACCAGGAATCTATGAACCTGGCATTTACGAGGGCAGGAGCAGAGCTGCAGAGAACCAGGGTAGCACCGGAAGCAGATGCCTTTACCTTTGCGACCATCTGCGGATTTGACGGCATCACAAAGAAAGCGGAGAACCTGGCAGATGCAGAAGCATTCCTGAAAGCCCTGATCGAGGCAAAGAACGTGATGGATGAGGACGAAGTGCCGGAAGAGGGCAGGATCCTGTATGCGACCCCGACACTGATGAACGGGGTCATGGCACTGGACACAACGAAGTCCCGTGAGATCCTGAACGCATTCAACATCAAGAAGAAGGTGCCGCAGTCCAGATTCTATACAGCGATCCATCTGCTTGACGGAAAGAGCGAGGGTGAGGAAGCCGGACATTACACGAGAGGTACGGCTTCCTACGAAAAGACGAAGGATTCTTCGGTGGTATCCGGGAAAACCTACTACACACAGAGCGGCAGCAGCTATGAAGCGGTCAAAAGCCCGGCAGTGGGAAGCATTTCTACCTACTACGAAAAAATTTCGGAAGAAGGCAAGGACATCAACTTCATGATCATCCATAAACCGGCGATCATCAAATTTGATAAGCACATTGCGAGCGACATCATCCCGGCAAGCCTGAACGCAAATGCAGACGGTGATATCCTGAAATACCGCAAGTATGGCCTGGTGGATTACTACCGCAACAAAGCGGCCGGCTTCTACGTGTCACACAAAGCCTGAGGGGGGCGGCCTATGACACAGTATACTGATTATACATTCTATACAGGGCAGTATGGCGGTGAGCTGACGGAAGAACAGTTCCGCAGGGTGATCGTGCCGGTGTCGGCACACATCCGGCGGATCACGTTCGACCGTGCAGACAGATCCATGGAAGAAGTGCAGCATGCCGCCTGTGCGTGCTGTGACCTTCTGTATGCAGACCAGGCAGCGAAAGCAGAACACCAGGGCAGGGAGGTCGCATCGGAAAACATCGACGGTTATTCTGTTTCGTATGTACAGGAACAGGGCGGCAAAACCGCCCAGGAGATACTGGCGGGCAAGATCTACCAGACGGCGGCGTTGTACCTGGAACCGGCCGGCCTGTTGGATATGGGGGTGTATGACGATGCTGACCAACACTGACGCAACCCTATACCACCGCCGTTATAATCCGGCAACCCGTCTGGATGAGTGGGGGAGCGTATACATCCCGGCTGTTTGGTGGCATGAGGCGGAACAGTCCAGCGTCACCACGGAAGGCAGGAAGACCGCGGATGCCTATACGGTCCGAATCCCGAATATAACAGTCCTGGTCAAAAAGGATGATTACCTGGTAAGGGGGCAGTGCAGCATCCAGATGAAGACGGCGAAAGACCTGGCCGGCACGGAGCACTTCAAGGTATCGGCGGCAAACTACAACCGGTACGGAGGAAATCCGCACATCAAGGTGACAGGGGGTGCATGATGGCAGAGACCAGAAAAACGTTCCAGATCCAGCAGCCGCAGAACGTCCGCTACAGCGGGCATGGCAGCGGCGGGATGTTCACGGCAAGGATGGAATGGGATGCCTCCCTTGCGGCAAGGCTCAACGGCAACCTTGCACGGGCACAGACCTATGTGGATCAGACCTGCATAGACCGTATGGAACCGGAAACACCGTTCCGAAGCGGCACACTGCGGGATGCGGCAACACTTGGCACGGTCACCGGTTCCGGTCTGATCGTGCAGTCCACACCGTACGCCAGAAGGCAGTACTATGAACACAAAAAGCAGTCCAAATGGTTCGAACGCATGAAGAACCGGCACAAGGACAGCATCCAGAAGGAGGCGGGTAAAATTGCATGCGGAAAGTAGCATCATCGAGAGCATCCGCACATTCTTCCTGACCTGTCCGTTTTTACATGACGGCCGGGTCAACGTGGATTACCTGGGCGAGGAGATGAGTTACTCCATCGACCCGCTCCCGTGTGATCCGGTGATCCAGAAATATGTGGATGGCGGGAAAAAGAAACAGTACCAGTTCGCCATCTGTTCCAAGGAAGCCTATGACGAGGATGCCAGGGTGAATATCGAGAACAGCGGCTTCTACCAGGAGCTCCAGGAGTGGCTGGAAGAATCTTCAGACGATGGGGAACTTCCGGAGCTGGCGAACGAAAAGCAACATACAATAGCAATCGAAACCTTAAACAGCGGTTACCTGTACGATGCCGAAGCAAATCTTGCTACGTATCGTATTGAGTGCCGCTTGATTTATGAACAGGAGGCTTAAATATATGGCAGAGACAAATAAAAAGAAATTAGTAAAGAGAACAGGCAGGGTAAACTTTTACGGGGTGCCAGCATCAGGAAATGACGAAACGGTAACATTCAGCCGCATGCAGAATTTTACGGCTATGTCGGAATCCAAAAACCCGAGTACCTATGAAAGGAGATATGTGGACAAGGATTCGGATGACAGTGATGTTACCGGATATGGCACCTCATGGTCTTATAACTTTGACATGCATGAAAATGACCCGATCCTTATGGATCTTGCCGGTGTGCATGACGATGAACTGACCGGCGAGACCCGTGACATTGTTGTTGTGGACTTCTTCAACAAGGGCGAAGCTACCGCAGAAGATGAGTACGTAGCAAGAAAGCGTACGGTGTCAGTCCTTCCGGATGCGGCTGGTGACGGAACGGATGCCCTGCAGTATTCTGGAACACTTTCCGTGAAATCGAAGCCGGTCAAAGGTTATGCCAAAGTCGCAGCAGATGGAAATTCCTGCACGTTCCTGGAAAAGCCGACCGTAGGCTGATGATCTGTGAATCCATTATATGAACCACTGCCGAAAAGCGTTGAGGTCGGGGGCATCCCCTACCCGGTCAAGACGGACTTCCGGGCAGTGCTGAAGCTGATACAGGAAGTCAGGCAGACCGATGAGCCGGAAGCCCGGCTCCTTCTGGTTCTGGGGATATTTAAGGAGATGCCGCAGGACATCCAGGGGGCCGTCCAGGCGGTCACTGGATTTATAGCCGGTGTCCACGCTGGCAGAAACGGACGGGAAGACAATGACAACAGAAAGAAGACGTTCTGCTATGAACAGGATGCACCGTATATCGTCAGTGATTTCTGCAATTATTACGGCATTGACCTGCTGAAATGCAGATACCTGCACTGGTGGAAATTCCAGATGCTGCTGGAAGGCCTGCCGGATGATTCCGGAGTGAAGACCCGCATCGGCTACCGTTCCATCGATGCCGGGAAGATCAGGGACCGGCACGAACGGCAGCGGATCCAGAAGATACAGAAGGCGATCGCACTGAAAGACGAAACAGACGGGGAATATATCAGCGGGTTGTTTGCGGATGCGATGTGGGGCGACTGATAAGACAGGGGGTAGGAAATGGCAGACGGAACATTACGATTTGACACTGAGATCGACGAGAGTGGATTTCAGAAAGGCTTAAAGCGGATCGAGCAGGCGGCGAAAGGTGCAACGCAGCAGACTGCCTCCGGGGCACAGGACGCGGCAAAACAGGCAGAGCAGGCCGTTTCCCAGGCGGCAGAGGAAGCAGGGAAAGATGCAGAAAAAGCGGCAAAGCAGGTGGAAAATGCACTGGGAGATGTACAGGACGCAGCAGAAGACGCAGCGGAAGCGGTCACAGATGCGGCAGAAGATGCCGGGAAAGATGCCGCAGAGTCTGTGCAGGACGCTGTGGACAACATTGTGGAATCTGTGGAAGAAGCAAGCGAAGATGCGGCAGATGCCGCAGCGGAAGCCGCGAAACGTGCACAGGAAGAAATCGAACGCAGTACGAAAGAGACCGAAGAAGAGATCGAGCGTAGTTCCAAACAGACAGAAGAGGACATCGGCGGCGGTTTCGAGGGCGGCTCAGATCGTGCCAGTGCCGCCATGGATGCCCTTGCACAGGCTCTGGTAGCTGCCGGGGTGACTGCATCCGTCAAGGAGATCACGGACGCACTCATGGACTGCACGCAGGCAAGCATGGAGTTCGAAACGGCGATGGCAAAAGTCGGAACGATCGCAGACGAATCACAGAAGCCGCTTGGCGATATGCGGAATGAGATCCTGGCGTTGTCCAGTGAGACCGGTAAGAGTGTCGGGGAACTGGCGGAAGCGACCTACCAGGCCATTTCTGCATCGGTAGCGACCGAAAGCGCCGTGGATTTTGTCGGCACGGCGAACAAGCTGGCTGTCGGTGGATTTTCCGACACCACGACTGCCGTGGACATCCTGACGACCGCCATCAATGCCTATGGCATGTCAGCGGATGATGCAGCGAAGATCTCCGACGTCCTGATTACAACACAGAACTTAGGTAAAACATCCGTTGCACAGCTGGGTGCAAGCATGGGCATGGTCATCCCGCTGGCGGCGGCATACAATATGGATCTGGAAGACCTGTCGGCAAGTTATGCATTGCTGACCGCCAACGGCACACAGACCGCCCAGGCGACGACCTACGTCAAGGCGGCACTGAACGAACTTGGGAGCAGCAGCTCCGTTGTCGGTTCAACGCTCAAGAAGCAGACCGGCAAGACCTTTGCAGAATTGATGGCAGAGGGCAATTCCCTTGGGGATGTGCTGCAGGTTCTTGCTGACAGTGTGGACGGGGACACGACCGCATTCAACAACATGTGGTCGAGTTCCGAGGCTGGGGTTGGCATGCTGTCCATCCTGAACAGCGGAACGTCCAAATATAACAGCCTGGTGCAGTCCATGGAAGGAAGCACCGGGGCGGCAGCCACCGCTTTCGAGAAGATGTCAGAAACCGGGGAGTTTGCCCAGCAGCGTTTCCAGAATGCCACCGAGAACCTGAAAATAGCGATCGGTGATGTGCTTGCGCCTGCATTGATGGAACTCCAGCAGAGCGGGGCAGATGCGATGGAATGGGCAACGGAGTTTGTCAAGGAACACCCGGAAGTTGTGGCGGCAGTCACGGCACTGGCGGCAGCCCTTGCAGTACTGGCAGCGGCACTGGTCGGGTTGCTGGTCGTCCAGCAGGTTACAACAGCATTTACGAAGTTTTCAGCGGCACTCCTTGCGAATCCAGTCGGTGCGGTAGCAGTAGCCCTTACAGCCCTTACAGCGGCAGCCGTGGCATTCGGGGCGGTCATGAAAGACCGGACATCGGAGTCCGTTAAGAACCGGAAGGCGATCGAACAGTGCAAAGATTCCTACGATGAACTGAAAGACAGCATGGAAGAGCATGCGAAAGAGAGAAAAGAAAGCATCAAGAGTGCGAAAACGGAAGCGGCTACCTACCAGAACCTTGCGGACAAACTCTACGAGCTGGCGGATAAGACAAATAAAACAGCTTCAGACAAAGCACAGATGAGCACGATCGTTGACCAGCTCAACGGAGCCATGCCGGAGCTTGGGCTTTCCATTGATGAAACAACCGGGGCACTGAACAGGGAAAAATCCGCAGTGGATGCCGTGATCGATTCCATGAAGCAGCAGGCACTTGCAAATGCTTATCAGGAACAGGCAAACAAGGCGGCTTCTGATCTGGCAGAAGCACAGATACAGCAGGCAGAAGCGGAAGAAGTGCTCTATGACCTGCGGTCGCAGGCAGTCAAGAAGATCAATGAACATAACGCTGCAGTACAGGATGGCACGGAAGCCGTGCAGGAAATGGCGAGCAGTTACGCAGCAGCCGGTGAACCGGTTGACGAATATGCATTACATCTGAACGCCCTGAATGGTCAGATAAAAGAACAGGAAGAAGTCGTTGCCGGCTTACAGGGGACAACTTCGGAAGCAGATGAAAGATACAACAAAATAGCGGAGAAAGCTTACGAGTATAAAACCGCTGTTGAAGAATCAAACCGAGGTGTAGCAGATTCGAGTACAGAGATGTCTGACGAGGTCAAACAAGCCTACGAGGACACGAAAACGTCCATTCAGAACAGCTTAGAGGGTGCAACGGATGCATTCAAGAAGTTTTCCGGAGGCGAAGAGATCGACAAGGGCAAGATCATAGAAAATCTGGAAAGCCAGGCTAAGGGGGTAGAAGAGTGGGGACAAAACTTGAAAGCTCTTGCAGGCCGGGCAGGGGAGGGGATGACCAAAGAACTATATGATTACCTGGTCAAATTAGGACCCCAGAGTGCAAATCTGGTCAAATCCTTCACCCAGATGACAAGTGATGAATTACAAGATGCAGCAACGGCGTTTTCGCAGGCTGGTGGTGAACTTTCAGAAGGCATCACGAGTGAGCTGGCTTCTGCATCTGCCAACTGGGGCAACGCCGGGCAGGAGATCGCACAGGCGGCTGGAGAAGCCGGACAGCAGAGCGGCAAGGAGTACACTGACAAGGCAAAAAGCGAGATCGAATCCGGCCAGAAGGAAGTCACGGAGGCAGCCAAGAAAGGCGGCGAGGAAGCCGGAAAAGAGTCGCAGAAAGCAACAGCGGAAGGCATCGAAAAGAATTCCGGACAGGTCGCACAGGCGGCTGGGAATTCCATGAAAAAAGCAGCAGACACGGCAAGGACTTACCGAAGTTCTTTCGAAAGTGTTGGCCAGAGCATGTCAGAAGGTGTTGCAGTTGGAATCAACAGGGGATCACCTTTTATACAGAATGCGGTAAACAGCGTCCTCCAATCGGCTGTAAATGAAGCGGAGAAAAAAATAAAAAAGAACAGCCCTTCCCATGTATGGCGCGATGAAATCGGACTCAGCATGGCTGAGGGTGTCTCAGTCGGAATTGAACGCGGTGAAAAAATAGTAAATGACAGTGTTGGAGCTATGGCGGACTCATCACTGGAAACCGCAAAGGATACACTTGAGATCCATTCGCCGTCCCATGTTATGCGTGACGAAGTTGGCGCGATGCTTGCGGCTGGTATGGCTGAGGGTGTCGATGATGGAAAAGCAGAGGTTGAAAAGAGTGCCAGAGGTATGGCACGGGTCTCCATTGATGCGACAAAGGATGAGCTGGGCATCCATTCACCGTCCAAAGTATTCAAAGATAAGATTGCACCACATATTGTTGATGGACTGGTCGCAGGTGTCAGCAAGGAAGAAGGCAAGCTGAAAAAAGCCATGAAGCGGATGGCGCAGAGTGCCGTGGATGCGGCAAAGGAAGTGGATGCATCTAAGGGAGGCTACTCGGATGCGGCTTCGAAGATCCTGGCTGCGATCACGGGCAAGATCGATAAACGGCAGGAACTTCTGACGTCAAAGCTGGGCAATAAGTTTGACGGTTATGTAGACGATGCAATAACTGCACTGGAGAAGAAAGCAGAGAAAAAACAGAAAGAGGCGGACAAAGCCAAAAAAGGAAAAAAGAAGAAAGAACTCCAAGCCAAGGCAAAAGAGCTGAAAAAAGAAGCCAGGAATGCAAAAGCCTATGCCAAGGATTTTATGTCGAGCTGGAATGAAGCACTTGAGGACGGTCTGGATGAAGCCTATGACAAGATCAAGGAAAAGCTGGAAAAGAAGCTGGACGGGATCTCGGATAAGTACCAGAAAGCCTATGACAAGATCATATCATTCCGCGATGACATGAAAAGGAAGATGTCCGAGCCGGTCAACATGTACGACCTGGACACCCAGCTGACGCAGATCCAGCGCTACCAGAAAGGACTGGACAGGCTCAAGGACAAGATACCAGAAAGCCTCATGGACCAGATCCTTGGCATGGACCTGAACGAAGCGGACAATTTCGTGGAACACCTGAACGCGATGTCAGAAGATGAGCTGGAAGCGTACAAGAAAAAGTGGAATGACCTGCAGGGTACATCCGAAACCTATACTGAGGAATTTTTCAGCAAGCGTCTGACGGACACGAAAGCCGCATGGGAGAATGAGATCACCGAAGTGACGAAGTTCGCACAGGCAGAGATGGACGGGGCAGCCAAAGAGATCGCCAAGAGCCTCATAAGCAGCCTGGATGATGAAAAAGAGACGCTTGGCGGCACGATGAAGACGATCGCTGAAAATATGGTCAAGGAATTTAAGGCGGCGTTCAACATCACGGATGAGGTAAAAGCGGGAACCGCGGCAGCAACAGAAACAGCGGCGGCACAGGGCAATGCCAAAAGCGTCACGGCGGCAAAAAGCAGCAGTACGAAAAAGAGCAAGAATAAGTCAAAAACAAAAAATAATAAGAAGAATTCGACAAAGAAAACAACGAAAACAAAAGCAGCATTGAAAAGCGTGCCAACAACTGCAAGCCAGGCAGCCTTAAAGAGTGTATCGGCAGCCAGAAATATGACCAGGTCGCTGGCAGAAGCCGCGAAATCCCCGGAAGTGACGGCGGCACTTGAAAACCTGCAGACCGCAGTCATGGGTCTTGGGTATGTGAGTGGTAACCCACCGGTCAATGTGAACGTCTCGCCGCCGCAGGTGAATGTGACGAACAGCCAGCCGGTGCAGGTACAGGCAGAGATCCATACCACGGTTGACCTGGACGGCAGGACAGTAGGCAAGGCGGTTACGCCTTACGTCAATGAAAACATGGGTACGATACAGAGCAGGGAAAGGAGGGGAAGCTGATGGATGTACAGATCGGAAAGTATAAGATGGGCGATTTCGGGCTGAACCTGCTGGGCATGGAGCTTGGCACCCCGGCAGTCCGGAAAAATACCGTGACCATCCCGGGCAGGAACGGTGCACTGGACCTTACGGAAGCCATTGCCGGATTCCCGCTGTATGACAATGCCACACATAAGCTGACGTTTGATTTCCGGGACGGCACCTATGATGAGTGGGTGTCAGTAAGCGGCGACCTGCGTGGAAAGATACATGGGCGCAGGCTTCCGGTTGTGCTCGGGAACGACAGCTATTATTACGATGCCAGGGTAAGCGTGGACAGCAGCAAGCTCAACCAGCAGTACAGCCAGGTCGTGATCACACTGGATGCGGCGCCGTATAAGCTGGCACAGAAAACGTCACTGGATGACTGGGAATGGGACAGCTTCGATTTTGAAACGGATATCATCAGAGATTATAAAAATATCCAGGTACCGGGTGAACTGGTTGTCATAGGCGATGTGATGCCAACAGGATGTGTTTTTGAAGCTTCGGCGGCGGTCACAGTGACCTATGACGGAAAAAGCTACCAGATCCCGAAAGGGCGCAGCACAGTGCCGGATATCCTGATCATGGAGGGCGAGCATACAATGAGTTTTAGCGGAAGCGGCACGGTTTCCGTGGAATACAGGGGAGGGCGGTTCTGACAATGTACAAAGTTACACTGGATGGGGCATGCCTGTATCATCCGTGGATGCAGGACCGTTGCATCACAGATGGGGCACTGACGCAGGAGGTCAACAAGAACGGTTCCTGTGATGTTTCAATCGTACTGGATCACCCGCTTGCAGGTTCTATCCTGCGGCGAAAGTCTCTGCTGGAAGTGATCCGGTTCGGTATGACGGGAAGTGAGGAGACAATCTACAGGGGGGTTGTGATGAACACAGTCGAAGATTCCAGTCTGGAAATGGAGATCCAGACGGAAGGCGACCTGGTATTTTTCCAGGACAGCATCATCCGTCCGTTCCACAAGACCGGCGCGGATGTACCGGGAAGGACAACACCGGGGGATTATTTCAAATGGCTGGTCAAAAAGCACAATGAACAGGTGGACGGTTTCAAACAGTTCGCAGTCGGTCAGGTGACTGTCACAGGGGACGCAGAAGACCGGGAACGGAACGGTCACAGCACCACAAGGGACATTCTGGACGAGCTGGTCACGGAAAGCGGCGGTTATATCCGCACACGGACCGTTGGCAGTATGCATTATATTGATTACCTGGCAGAATATGGACAGTCAGGCGGCCAGGATATCCGGCAGGGGCAGAACGTGGTCGACATCACGAAAAACGTCAAAACAGATGACCTTGCAACGCGTCTGATCCCGCTCGGGTCATCGACATCCAATAATGAATGGCCGGTTACGATCGCCAACGTAAACAATGGAAAGGATTACCTGGAAGATACGGAAGCTGTAAAAGAGTATGGGATTATCACCAAAACAGTAAGTTTTCCGGACATCCAGGACCCGGCAAAGCTGAAAGAAGAAGGCGAAAAGGCTTTCAGGAAGATCAACGGGGCAAGCGTGGTGACAGAATTATCTGCGATCGACCTGTCGGATGCCGGTTATGATGTGGATATGCTGCGGATCGGTGAGAAGGTCTTTTGTGCAGCACCCACGTACAACATACAGCAACAGCTGCAGATCACGAAGAAGGTGACAGACCTGTTAAAACCGGCAAACAGCAAGGTCACGCTTGGCGGTACGGCATTGACCTACACACAGCAACAGCTGCGGGCAGGGCAGGGGCGTGTGAAGTACACAACAGTAACAGCGATAACGAATGGGAAGATTGATGAAATCTGTATTTAAAGCTAAAAGAAAGGAAGAAGAACAGGATGGCAAATTTTTTAGATACAACGGGCTTAACTTATCTTTGGGAGAAGATCAAGACAGTACTTGGCAAAAAGGTAGACAAGGTAGACGGAAAGGGGCTGTCTTCAAATGACTATACGGCAGCAGAGAAGGAAAAGCTGGATGGGATCGCAGCCGGTGCGAACAAATATGTACATCCGGCCTATACACCAAAGACAAACGGGCTGTATAAAGTGACCGTGGATGCAGCAGGTCACGTATCCGGCACGAACCCGGTGACAAAAACAGACATCACCGGCCTGGGCATCCCGGCATCCAATACGACCTACTCCGATTTCAAAGGTGCGACAGCTGACGCGGCAGGTGCACACGGACTGGTACCGGCACCGGCCAAAGGCGGTACTGCCAAACTCCTGAGCGGTAAAGGGACATGGGAATCCATGGAAATGGCCTACGTTGAGGAAAGTTACACGGAAGCTTCTGTCGGGGTCACTTTTGCCGGAAGTACCGTAAAAGCAAGGATCCCAGTCGCTGCTGCCGATAAGATGGGTCTCATGTCCCCGTTGATGTTCACGAAACTGAACGGCCTGCCGACAAACGCAGACTTGTCCGGCACTTACGCGAAAAAGAGCGACATCGCAGGTGTATACAAGTACAAAGGAACCCTGGCAGATGCAACGAAACTGCCGGCTGCAGGACGGGTAACCGGTGATGTGTACAACCTGGAAGCGGCATCTGATTACGGACCGGCAGGAACGAACGTGGCATGGGACGGAAAAGCATGGGATGCCCTGGGCGGCATGTTCGTAGTCGATGCCATCACCAACGCTGAAATTGATGCCATCTGCGTGTGATTGAATTGATATAAGGAGGAAGAGACATGGCGTATCTGGACAAGACAGGACTTACTGAGTTATGGAAGAAAGTGAAAAGTTATGTGGATGCCAATGCCGGAGGAACACCGACAACAATTACAGGAAACGCAGGATCAGCTACAAAACTCCAGACAGCACGGGCAATAGATGGCGTTAATTTCAATGGTACGGCTGACATTGCCCATTACGCCGTGTGTTATACGTCAGGCTCTACCGCCGCAAAAACAG